GCAGGTCGAACATCGCATTGACAACCGGACGGGTCAGCCAGCGCTTGCTCAGTGACGCGCTCGTTAACTCAATGACCCCGCTCTGGGGATGCCAGTTGTGGAACAGCGTCCCCGCGATAATAGATGGCCCCTCGAAAACGCCCATCGTGCAGAAATCGCGGATCGCATCGGCCTTCTGCCAGATTAATTCGCACACGAACCGCCCGACCGTTGCATTCTCCAATGGAGACGAGCGCGGCCCGAAATAACGGGGCTCGATCATGCAAACGCATCCCCGGATTCATAAGTCACATCGAGCGTGATAATCTCGACATCGAGAGGAATAGCGGCCCCGCTTGTGACCTGCAGAACAGGGGCAATGCGATATCCGTCACCTGAGACGGAATGCCGACGTTTCGTCACGATGGCGTTGCGCGTTGCGTTCCATATGGATGAGTCCCAGACCGCGTTTTCCCACTCGTTGCCAACCGGAACGATGCCAGAGCCGGGAGGCGCTGGGACAGCGCTATTGAAGTCAAAGACGCACGAAACCTTTTCATTGATCGGAGCCGCGCTCTTGGCCTCAAAACGCGCAATACGTGCGGTCTTATACGCTGTCGGCTTCCCAACATCGGAGAACAGCGGAACATAGATACCAGTGAATTCGCTCCCGCTGTCAGTCCCCCCAACCATCGCCTCCTTAACGAGGCCGTCAGACGAACCGAAGAACAAACGACCCTGCCATGACAGGACGCAGGTCGCATACCAGTTGGTGAATGGTGCCCACGCTCCAGTGTTCGCGTTGGAAACAAACCACACTGAGGGCAGCGAATCTGAGTTCGGCGGGATGACAATCGCCATCTGCCCTTCTGGCCATAGCTCGCATTGCCAGTTCCGGCCTCGATCCGTGATCGCCTCGGCCCAATCCACCTGAATGGGGTAGCTAACCGCGTTCGGCGCAAGCGCCGCGAAATCAACCTGAACAGCCTTCGACAGCGCGACATAGCCAACGTCAGTTGCAATGACGATATCGCCACCCGCCCGCATGAAGCCATGCTTGCCAAGAGGCTTGCCGACCCGATACGTGCCCACCCACGACCAGCTTGCATCCTCTGGTGACAAGCCCTGAAAGACCGCGCTTTGGCCTTCCGTCGTCGTAAAGACGTTCTGAGCACCGAGACCACCCGAGTCCGATGACTGCAGCGACCATGATTGTCCCCACAGCAGCGAACCGCCGGCATCAAACGTACCGTTCAATGGATAGGGCGCTAGTTCCCCACTAATTTGATCCGGCGGCAGATACCAGGCCCGGAGGCTGTTCTTTTCGATGAAGTACAGAGCCTCCTTATAGACCCATGCAAAGACAAGATCGGCAGTCGTTAGACCATCGCCTTCCGGCGATTGAAACGTGAGACCCGCAATGGCAAGCGTCCCCGCCCCGTTCGCCAAGGCAGAACCGCCATCGCCATCTGTGATGGTCTCATTGTTCTGGAATGGGCCTCCCGAGATATCTGTCAGCCACAGCGTCCCCTCACCGTCTGTGACAGAAAGAACGATCTTGTAGATCGTCGCGGTCGCGCCTGACGTTCCACCCGTCAGTGTCGCACCTTCGGTAAAATCTGCTGTCCCGGTATCATAGTTCAGTTTGGTGACACCGCTTGCCGTGTACGGCAGGAAGTCCGTTCCGTCGAACACGAAGCCGATGGATTCGCCATTCACGCCGACAAGATAGGTGCCGCCAGTCGTGCCGAATTGAACCGTGGCCCAGTCACCGTTGGCTGTGTCGTTAAAGACGTTCAGGCCTTCAGCAGAATTCTCGCCAAGCGTATTGCCGTCCTCATCAACGATGAAATTCCCGTCGTCATCGATCAGACTGAAGTTTTCGGGGTAATTGACCGTCGAAATGTCGTAGATCGTCGAATCAGTCGCACCGAACATGCGCGAATTTTCACCAACGACATATTTGAACAGCGAAACGACGCCCTCACCCGTATTGCTGATCTGCGCATAGCTGCGGCTACCACGGCGAAGCACGCAACCGGTTGGCGTCGGGAAGAAGTTGTCGAGCCGGAACGCCCCTTGGGGCAGTTCATTGGTGCCAGGATCGGCCAATGCGCGGTTGCTGATCCAGCCTCCTACCGGCGCGGTAAATGTCGCTACGTCCGCCTTCCGCTTCCGTTGAGGGGTATTGGCTGGTGCTCCGCGCAACATCAGGAACCAAGCTCCCAAGGCCATGCAACGCCAACACTCAATCCGCCAGTCCTGCCGCGCTTCCTGATAACGCGCGATCCCTTGTCCCGCGCCATGGCTTGAGACAGGGCGATATCGTAGTTCCGGATGTCCTCGTCATAGGTCATGCCCTTCATGGCCTTCCAGCGCCAAATCAGGGCCAGCGTCAGGACACGTTCGTTCAGCGCAAAAGAATCGTCGTCACGATCAAACGCAGCTTTCGGCGCACTACTCGCGCTGCGTGCCCATTTTGTGCTGATGTAGTAGAATTGCGCATCGTCGCCACTCGACACGACCGGGACGAAGGCAATCTGCCCACCCAAGATGTGCCAATATCCCGGCGGGATAGCCGGGATGAGCGTTTTCAGATCCAGCCAGTTATCCAACGTCCCGGCTGGCTGATAGCGCATTCGCGTCCATGTACTGGAGTGAATGTCGCTGCCGTTGACCATCCGGTCAAAGTCATCAGGAAGCGGCCACGCTTCGGTAACGCCATCTCCGTTGATGACATTGAGCGTCGTTAGCGCCTGCCAGTCAGCCGCCTTTGCAATGTCGGCAGCGGCTTCATTGGCGAGACTGGAGATTTCAACGCAAATCTCGTCGTCGTTGCCAAACACCGATGCTGGCCGTCTCGCGACAAGCCTAGCAATGGCTTCCTGACAGGCGGCCAGAACGGTCATTACGCGGCCGACAGCTCACGCAGCGACGCGATCAGGGTTTCCCTGCTGGGATTGCCGGCGGGCTTGCGCCCGACCTTCTCCTTGATCCTGTCTTTCAGATCGTCGTCGCTGAGCGCAGCGAACTCGTCGTTCGCCTGCTGCAAAGCGGCCTCGATCTCGTCAGCCGTTGAATCCTTCTGGGGGATTTGCCGGCGGAGCTGCGCGATTTCAGCCTGCAGCTTTTCGATCTCGGTAGCCGCAGCCGCTCCATTGGAACGGTCCGCCATGTACCGGCGCACCATTTCCTTCAGCGGGTTGGCGTTCATCTGCAGGTTCTTGAGGGCTTGGCCTTCAAGGTGATGCAGGGATTCGATGGAATAGATGCGCAGCGCACGGCAGAGCGAGAGTTGCGAATCAGAGATGCCATATGGCTTTAGCATCTCCAGCGGCGTGCCGGCGGCTTTCTGATCGCGACCGGAGAGAAATTCGGCGTATTGATCGGCCCAGCGTTCAGCATAGGTCACGACCTTGTGCCCGTCCCGCTTCCACATCGCGTTCGTCGGGAATACCGGAGAATAGAGTTTCGATCCGGCAAAGCGGACCTCAACCACCTCCACGGTTTTCATGACGGGACGGCCTTCGCGTTCGGAAGCCGGCACGTCCTCAACCGTGATGTGCTTGAACACGGGCGTAACGGTGATTTCACGCGTATCGATCGGCACGGAAAGCGCCATGGGTTAGCTCCTGTCTGAGAGGGGAAAAGAAAAAGGCGGCCCGTAGACCGCCTTCAAGTTTGGGAGGATGCTTACAAATCAGGCCGGCGTGGCGTTGTAAGCGCCCCGGCGAACCCAGAGATACTGGCCGCTGGTGATCGCAAGGTCCGGCTTGGTGTAGAAGCCACCAGACCCGGTTGCGACGGTCCAACCCGAGAAGGTCACGGAAACCTGCGTGCCAGTGCTCGAAGTCCCTGCGATGTCGGCCGAAGCCTTCACCCAGAAATACTCGCCGCCGTCGCTGCCGATTTCCTTGGTGCCCAGCGCTGGAGACGGACCCGCGCCATTAGCAGGAGTGCCAAGGCCAAGGCCCGTATCCCAATACGGAGCGGTGAAAGCCTCGTCCAACTGCGGACCAAGCTGAGGAGTAGCGCGATAAACCATTGTTCGATCTCCTTCTTAGCTGCCGGTCGTCGCGAGACGGACGGAGAACAGCGGATTTTCGAGAACGAGCTGGCCGGACCAGACAATCCCCTGCGCAACCGCGTCCTGATTGATCGGGCGAAGCCCGTCGCCAGGATGGAACGGCACGAAGGACTGACCCGGGAACTCGTAGATCGAGAGTGCCGACGTATCGATGCCGAACGCGGTGTTCGTCGGCATGACATTGCCCACGC